TCCCCTCGAACAGCGGCTGGGAGATCGAGGACCGGAAGTCGATGAACTCCTTGCGCATCCCGACCATGGTTTCGAGGAACTTGCGGGCGTTCGGCGACAGCTTCGCCATCGAATCGGCAGCCTTCTGCTGCGCAGCATCCATTCCGCCGGCCGACGCCGCCACCGCCGACTGCGAGTCGGCCACCTGCTGCTGCGAACGGACCAGCCGCTCGTTGGCCGCGACGACGTTGTCGGCGCCCGCGATGCCCTTGGCGTTGGCCTCGTTGAGCTTCTCGGTGGTCTCGGCGTTGCGCTGCCGCACCTCCAGCACCCGCTGGTCAGCTTCCTCAACGTCGAGGTACGCGTCGCGCAAGTCGGTGTACTGGCCGCGCGCGAGCCGCTCGCGAGCCTGCTTGGCATTCAGGATCGCCCGCGATTCACTGATCAGACCGCCGCGCATCTCCAAGTTCAAGTCGCGGTACTGGTCGCGGGCATCGCGCACCGCGTTGGACACGTCCTTGCGGGCCTGCGCCTCGTCGACCAGGGCGTTGCGCAGATTGTTCGATGCCGACGCCGCCGTGCGCGCCGCACTGGCCTGCTGTGCGCCCGACTCGTCCGCCGCCGCCGTGGCGTCCTTCCACGCCTGCGAGATGCCACCCACGCCGACGGCCAGCGTCCCCGCCGACGCCAACACACCCGAGATGACGCCCGGCACGACCAGACCCGCCTGCGCAACCTCCTGCAGGCTCGCCGCGAACTCCCCCAGTCCCGCGATGGCGGGCTGAAGTCCGGCCAACACCCCCGCGCCAAGGTTGATGCGCAGTGCATCCGAGCGGCCCAAGTTGTTCAAACTGCGTTGCAGACCGCTTATTTCGCGGTCTGCAGCACCACGGTCGACTTTGACCGTGATCGTGACGTCCTTGCCCTGCTCCTCCTTGCGCCACACCGCCAGATGACCCGACGCGCCGGCAGTGTCGGCATCGACGTCGACGTCGATGCCGTCCTTGCCCTGGCGCGCCTCCCACTCGGCCAATTCCCTCGAGGCAGCCGACACGTCGGCGTGCACGGCGACTTGGAATCCGGGATCCTTGGTCGCGTTGAGCTTCGCGCGAAGATCGCGGATGAAGTCGTCGGCGTTGGGCCGGATGCGGACGGAGGCGCTGCCCGCCGAATATTCAGGCATTCGCCTCCTTCGTCACAAATGTCTTGCGCGGCTTCGCTTCTGCCATCGACGCGTAGATGTCGTCCACTAGACCGTCGAACTGCTCGTCCTCGCGCGCCTTCTGCTCGGCGGCGATCATGTCGCCCATCGTCAGCGGCCCCTTGGGCTCTTCGATCCGCAGATTGCGGGCCAGAGTGCGGTGCATCCGCACCACGATGACCGCTAGTTCGTGCAGTCCCTTGGCCTCACGGCTGTAGCCCTCCAGGGATGGCCGAGCGTCTTCTTCGCGGCGCTCGGCCATGATCTGCTTGACCTTGTTGATCAGCCGCTTGTCGCGCATCATGGCCGCCCACGTGCGCGAACCCTCTATGCGGGCAACGGTTTCGCAGTAGTTGTAGAACTCGTCCCAGGGGAGTCCGTCGGAGCACCAGTCTCGGGCTCGGACTCCTCCAAGGCGGGTTCGGAAGTCACCCTCGAGTTCATCCCAGTAGTACTCGATGTATTCGAGGATGGATTGCCTTTTCCCGCCTGATCGTGGTCGATCACCTGCCCGCAGTGCTTGCACACACCGTCTTCGGGTAGGCGCAGGAACTGGTTGCGGATCGCGTCGATGAACGCGTCGCGTTCCCACTGGCCCTTGTCGGCGAAGTACGCCTCGACGGCGTCGTGCTTGTCGGGGCCGACGAGATCGCGGGTGTACTCCAGGTCGGCAGCTTCGATCTGCTGGGAGATCTCGTCCAACTCGGCCTGGCTGGCACCGTTGCGGACGGCGTTCACCGACGCGGCGACCGCCGCTTGCGCCGCCGCGGTGGCCCTGCTCATGCCGCGGGCACGCTCCGGGGTCGGCGGGTAGAGCACCAGATCGTCGGTGATCTCGAACGGCTTGATGTCCAGGTTGGCTGCGCGCGTCGCGGCGAGAACTTCGGCCCAACGACCAGTCGGCTCCCCGGCCGCGAAACCGTTGTCCGCGGCCGGGGTCGACGACGTTGCAGCAGCCTTCCTGCGGGGCTGTGAGGTGGCCATCGGTTAGCTGCCGCCTCCGAATCCGGTGTGAACACCCTTGTCCTGAATGGCCTTCCAGCCGTCGCCGAAGATCTCCACCGACACCGGAGCGCCTTCGAGCTCGTCCTCGCCCTGGAAGTTCATCGTGTACGGGTACAGCGCGACCTCGGGGTCGGTGAGGTTCTGCTCGCTGGTGTCGCCGATGTCGACGCGGTTGCCGATCCACGCGATGTAGATGGGCAGACCGTTCCAGTCGTCCTTGCCGAGCAGCACCACCCGCGACAGCAGGTTCAGCGGCAACTCCGGAACGTCGAAGTGAACACCGCCAGCTGCGTCCGGAGTGACGTCGGAAAGGTCAGCGCCCCAATAGTTTTCGAGGTTCTGACGGTGCGTCTCCTGCGCGTCCAGCCCCAGCGAGATGTCCTGCTGGGTGGGGATGCGCCGAGTCGGCCCGGCCACACCGTGCGACCGGATGTCGTTGATCGTGCGCGCCTGGGCGAGCTTGCCGCCGGACGACTTCTGGTGCAGCCCGATGACGTAGCCGTCGGCGGGAATCGCCAACGCACCGGTCGTCGGGTTCTTCACCGTCTCGATCAACGGCTGGTCATACGACCACTGGATGACGGCGAGCTTGCGGGGTGCCCACAGAAGATCTCGCCGCGCGGTCCATGGGGACAGAGTTGCAACCATGGGTTCTCTCCTTACTCAATCATTGATGAGGCCAAGGGCCTCGCGGGTATCAGGCAGGCCACGAGGCCGGTCGACGTGGATGTTCCACATCGCCGGGCACATGCGTTCGTCCTGAAAGGAAGCCGGAACTAGCTGTGGCCCAACAACTTCACCCGGCACCTTCATGAATGTTGTTGAGAGTCCAGAGGGGTGGACGTACTTGGGCGAACGGAAGACCGTGCCGCCGTCCTCGTAACCGTTGAGCACGTCTGTCACGTAGCTCATCAGGTTGTTCGACTCGTGCCGCGAAGCGGTCAGACCGCCGAGCTGCATGATCGACTCGTCGACGTCGTTGCGTTGTCCGCGAACGAAGTGACCGCCGACCCGATGCACCAACAGGTACCCTCCCCCGTCGGCCAAGTGCTTCTCCCTGTCGGAGGTGCTCGTCATGAACGGCTCGACCTTCAGGCCTGAAAGCCCATCTGCCGCTTTGTTGCTGGTGAACGTGAATACGTCGTCGAGCAACTCTTCGACATCCCACCGGCCGCCCTCCCACCAGGAGGGGTAGACGATGGTCACATCGAGTCCAAGATCGCCAAGACCGTGACGAGGTCATCGACGGGTGCTTGCGGCATCCACGACGTCGGCGGGACGCGCGACTCGGGGTGGTTGCCGATGCCGAACTCGTGGCTGGCGCCGTACCCGCCGCGCGGCAGTCCGATGCCCACGACGACGTCGAAGACGATGCGGTCGTGCTTCTCGCCGCCGAGGGCACTGCTCACCTGAGCAGATTCGGCGAGTGCGTCGGTTCGGTGAGCCACGATGCCCCGGTAGAGATCCCGAGTGATCGTCGCGGCCTCGCGACCGCACTTGATCCACTCCGGCGACAGGAAGAAGTGGGTCAGGAACGGGTTCGGGACCGGGATGTTGTTCTGCATCAGCCCGCCCTCACTAGTTCCCACTTCTGGATCCCGAACACTTCACCGTCGATCGGATTGGGCTGCCCCCACTTCGGATCGCCGACGACACGGAACTTCACGTCGCGTACCGAACCGTCGTCGTTCTTCCCGACTGGCAGCTTCAGCAGGTCGCCGTCGCGAATGTCAGTGCCCGCGTATGCGTAGAACACCCCCGACTGGGTCCACACCGTTCCGTGCTCGCCCACGGTGGACAGCGGCGTGTTCAGCGTCCAGGTGCCAAAGACGTCCGGCAACGCCACGTCGGTCTTCTCGCCGAACACGATCCCCGGCCGCGACAATCGAACGTCTTGACCAAAATCGATGCTCAGCACGGAACCCCGAACGGCGTGACACCGTAGTTGCCGATGCTGGAGCGACGCTTCTTCTTCACGCGCACCCGGTTCAGCTCGGCCGCGGTGAACTCGACGCCAGCATTCGACTCGTCCTTCGACCCGCTGAGCGTGTACGACGACGACTGCCCGTCGAAGGTCGACGTATGCGACTGGTACTTGTTCGGGTTGCGGAAGATCTCCAACACCTTGTCGATGACCAAGCCGCGCACCGCGCGCACCCGCCGCCCCTCCGCCGTCGTGGGATAGAAGGCGGGATCCGGATCTGTGAGCACGTCCAGATTCGCAATGGAGGGAACCTGATTCATCAGTTCGGACTCCACGTCGATGATGCGCCACTTCAGCCAAGTGACCCGGTTCGAGGGGAAGTTGCCCTCGAACCGGGCCGTCACGTCGCCGGCGGTGACGAACTTGCCGTCCGGTGGCGACGCGGGCTGCGTCATTCCGTGCGTACTCCAGCGGCCTCCAGTGCCGCGATGATCGCATCGCGGCCCTTCAGCTCGGACACGTCGACGTGCACCTCGTCGGCGTAGGCACGCCACTTGTCCTCACCGGAACCGTTGCCGGACTTCGGTGGTGGCCCTCCGGCGTCGGGATCGCCGCCGCCGGAGGACTCGTCATCGTCCTCGGCTTCGTTGTCCTCGCCGAGCACCTTCGGGTTCTTGACCTTCTTCTTCGCCCAGCCGGGCAGATCGTCGAAGTCGGTCGGCGGCCCGAACGAATGCGTGAGACCGTCGTCGTCCTGAATGGCCACGAACGTGGCGAGCACGGCCATCAGGCCACGTCCGCGATCGTCAGCAGCCCCGCGTTCGACAGGACCGGCATGCCGACCGCGTCCACGAACGTGAACTCGCGGTACGGAGGACCGACCTTCTCGATGAGGCCGACGATGCCCGACGCATCTCCGAAGGACAACTCGGCCTGATTCGACCGAACCAACTCCAGTGCCGTCGCCGACAGACCGAACGCCATGAACCCTAGCGACCCGATGTCCTCGGGCAGCAAGGTGACGTGATCGGACGGCAGCACCGCGGTGTTCGTCCCCTCGACACTGAGCTGCGTGTCGTAGGTGATGACCGTCGGCAGATCCTCCGACGCCAGCAGCGTGTTCAGCTCCTCGACGGTGACGCTGGTGCGTCCCGCCGTCGACCCGTACACGGCGTTGATGATCTGCTGGTTGCGACGCAGGATGCTGCGCCGCGCACGTGGCATGAGCATCTGAGCCGCGCGCGGGTACCCGTTCGCGATCCGAACCTCTTGCCACGCATCCAGATCCGTCAACGGGACCGCCGTCGCCTTGTTCGCGTCGGTCCATGACGCACCCGCAGGCGCGACGACCTGGTTGGCCGGCACACCGTAGTCGGCCTCACCGCTGAACCCACCCTCGTTGATGGTGAGCTTGCCGTCGGAGAGCACGTCGCCCCACGCCAACTCGATGCGGTTGTCCATGGTGCCCTTCAGACGGGTCACGTCGTTGTAGGCAGCCTGGACGAGGCGGTCGGTGTTCGTGCCCAAGTTGAGCGCGATCTCCTGCGCAATGCGCTCGTACTCGCCAAGGTTCAGCGAATCCGAGAAGGGCAGCAGCTCGACGTACTTGCCCGACCCGGCATCTCGACTCGAGACGTGGATCATGCCGTCGAACGAACGGTAGGCCGCGGTGCGGTTCGTCTGCACCAGCTCGGCCCAGTCGATCCGGTTCGTGTCGAAGAACCGGGTCGGGAACAGCGCCTGCAGCGCATTGCCCGCCGGGATCGGCACGGTACGGATGAACGTGGTGATCGCGTCCGGCCGAAGACCGAGCGGACCATCGAAGACAATTGCCATGATTCAGCCCTCCCTTACAGCCAGACGATCTTGGACAGGTCGGCCTTGCCGTTGGCATCCACACCCGAATTCGTTGGGAGCTTCGCCTCCTTGACCGCACCGTGGACGAAGATGGCTCCGCCGACCTTCGTCGCCACGTTGCCCGCAGCGTCGATGGCCTTGATGAAGCTGAACAAGATCCCGGCAGCGGTCTGCGTGCCGTCGGACGCCCCATCGTTGTACGGCCCGTAGAGACCCGTCGCGGTGACCTTGCCCAGCAGCGTGCCCGACGGGATGTACCCGTTCGGGTAGTGCGTGGCCTTCGTGAACTTCGAAATGTCCAGCGTCACACTAGGTGTCAAATCCACGCCGTGGGTTCCGATGAGCCACTCGCGGTTGTCGACCTGGTACGAACTGGAGCGAACGCTGATGTCAGTCGACATCGCTTCCTCCTATTGCTTCTTGATGTGACCGCGACGCTGCGCCTCGGCCAGTGCGTAATCACGCGCCGACTGAGGCGGCGGGCGATGTCCTGCTTGGCCCCACTGTCTGGGTTGATCACCGGCACCGGCCTGGCCGCCGAAAGCGGCTGAGAGACCGGTCATGTGGCCGACGAGCTTGTCCTTGTCGAACTTGCCGTTCGTCATGAAACTCGCCGGGTTGAGGCCAGACAGCACAGCCTGACGCTGCTGTGGATCCTCAACGAAACGCTCCAAAACCACTTCGGCCATCTCTGCGGCGTGAGCCGCTTCGGCCTCCGCGCGCGCCTGGGCGGTCGCTTGGTTCCGAGCATCCTCGAGGGCACGCTCGGACGGCTGCAACTGCGCAAGACGTGCCTCGTCGGCAGCCTTCTTGTACTCCTTGGCCTGCTCCGGAGTGATCCCCTCGTAGTTCCGAAGGATGTTCTCCTTCTTGCGCTCGTGGAACTTCCAGTAGTTGGCCTGCTGCTCGGGATTCATGTCGGCGAGCGGCGTATTGGCCGGAAAACCCCTGTCGGTGTCATCCTGGCCGGTCGATCCCGTAGCACCGGGGCTTCCCGTGGGTCCGCCGGTTGCGCCGGTGCCTCCCGTGGCTCCAGTTCCGCCGGTCTGTCCGGTTGCTCCAGCGGCAGGGTCTCCGAGTGGCTGTGAACCGCCCATGACGGGCCAGATCGGGCCACGCTTGCCCATGCCGATTGCCCGAAGTCCGGTCAACGGGTGAATTGGTAGGTCGTACACGTGCTACTCCCTTGTCGGGATTGGAACCCCATGTCGGGGTCGACCGCCGAAGTGGCGGAAGCTATTTCGCGGCGGCTTTGACGCCTTGGCCGGAGCGTGGACGCGCCTTCCGGTTGACCCGCGGCGCATCGTTGCCACGCGCGGGCGCAGGCTGCGCCTTACGCGGCTTGTAGTCCTTCTTCGGCACCAACACCGGCCCCAACTCGCCGTGCTCATCCGTGGAGTACTTCGTGCGCTTCAGATGCGCACCCGACGTACCCCCGGCGTCACCATAGAGCGCCTTCAGGTCCACCGCGTTGAGCTCGTCAGCGGGATCGAAGTCCTCCGTCACCGCCGCAGTGGTGCAGTTACACCCCGAGTGAATCGGACGCAACTCGCGGACCCGATACAGCCGATCAGACGCGGCCACACACAGCCCGCACACACCCGTCCTCGACAGCTCCGGATGAATGACCCTACGCAGCCCGATCACTCGCGAATCGACGCTCGCGGCGTGGGCGAGGATCTCGGCTTCGGCGAGCCGCTGCGCCAGCATCAGGTTGTCCCCGACTAGCGTCTGCATCCGCAGCTCGGCCGCCGCGCGCGCTTCCGCCGAACCCACACCCTTCGACTCCAAGTACCGCTGCGTTCGAGCCGGCCGATTGAACATCCCGACCGTCGTCGCATCCTCATCGAGATCAACGACCTGATGCCCACCCACGTCGTAATTCACGTGCGACGTCCCCAACGTCAGGTCGATGGTGCCGTCGTCGTGGACCGTCGGAGTGCCGCGGACGTCGACCGGATCAGAGGGCACCACACCCTTGGGCACCGTGATGTCCATCGAGGTGAGGATCTGCTTCTGCGCGGCCGCCGACTGCTGCGCGACCGCCGACTGCGCCGTCTTCATGTAACCGGCCGCGGTCTGGGTGAACGCCTGCACCGATCGCCCGTCGTACACATCGACGTTGCGCCACGTCCGCAGGATCAGCGTGTAGGCGTAGGTGTAGGCGCGGTCTCGCGCATTGGCCAGCATCGTCGACGCCACCGCTATCGTCCGCAGCGTCTTGACGTTCGGGTCGTTGTCGCCGCGGAACGCTTGCGCCGCCAGGACGGCGGCGGCGACCTGCGCCTTGGTGACTGGTTGACTAGGCGGCTGCGGTTGAGTCATCAGGCGGCTGCTGCTGGTCGGTCTGCGGCTGGCCCTGATCGCTCGCCGCCGCCGAAGACGGTGCCGGGGTTGGCGCGGTCAACTGCGCGGTGATCGCATCCTGCAGCTTCTGAGCATTCAATGCGTCCAACGCGTCGACGATCTCTTCGGGCGTCCATTCCCAGATCTCGGAGTAGATCTTCTTCGTCGGCAGGATCCCGTTCACCTGCAGCGTCGCTGCACCCTTCTCGGCGAGCGCCTTGAACTCCAGAGGGCCCCATGTCAACGTGATGTCCGCAGGCTTCACCTTACGGTTTACCATCGCAAACGCTATGCGCCACAACAACTTCACCGATGGAGAGTCACGCACACGACGGTCACGGACCTTCGACGTGATCGCCTCACGCAACAACCCAGCGCCCTGCGCGGAACCGTTCGCATCATCCGGAGAGATCAGGTACAGCGGAGTGTGCGAGACCGCCGCGAACTCCTTCTGCGCGTCGCGCTTCGCCTGGATCATGCCCGTCGCATCGGTGGCTTGCCCCTGCCACATCTGCCAGCCCGCGGGCAGCTTCCACACCGCGCCGGGACCGGCCTTGAACACGTCGTCCCAGTTCTTCGCCTGCGGGTTCGGGTTGCCGCCGATCAGCGGCTGCGGATCGATCTCACCGCCGTAGTCGGTGTTCTCGTCGTCGTACTCGTCTTCCTCGTCCTCATCGCCGATCGCGGCGGTCTGCTTGAACGCCTGGAACTTCATCAGCACCATCAACTGCAACGTGATGTCGATGATCCTGTCCAACAGATCCAGGTGCGCCGCATACTCGCCCTGACCGAGCGGATTGAGGAACCGAACGATCGGGATACCGCCAAGTTCATCGATCCCCGTGATCTTCTCATCGGGCGAATCATCCTGCGGCTCCACCCATTTCCCGCTCTGATCCTTCCGAATCAGCCACTTCTTACCCGGCAGGAACAGGTGACGGATCTCCGAGTTCGTCTCCAAGTCGAACTCCTTGATCAGTGCCGCGCGCAACCGCACCGGATTCTCCGGATCAGGAATCCCGACGCACACCCGCGGGTCGATCGCATGGATCGTCGGCAAGTCATCCACCGCGCCCTCGCGCGGCGCGACGACCATCCCGAACGCCTCACCCATGACGCTCTTGTAGATCTCGATGTCCTTGAACCGGGTCTGAAAGCCGCAGTTCTCCATGATGTCGTTGGCAGTGTCATCGCCGTTGGCGTCCTTGTCCGTCGGCGTCGCAACGCTCTGCAGCTCCATGCGCGCGACCACCGCCGAGACCGACATCTCAGCCAGGTTCGACCGCGACTTGCGCATCGTGTCCCGGAAGATGTCCTGGAACTCCGCAGACACCGTCGGCAACGGCGGATCACCCGCGTAATACGACCACAGCGTGTCGAGCACCTGATTACGCGGCCGAGGATCACACGGGCGTTCCTTCTGGTCCTCCCACTGCTCCCGAGTATCAGCGGTGAACCGGCGCTCCAGCTCGTCAAGCCATTCCTTCGCACTGAGCGCCAACGTTATTCACCTCACCCTCACCACTCGACCCCGCTTCGCAGGCAGGAACTTCTTGACCTCCATACGCGCCTGCCACGACAACACCGCAGCCATGCACGCATCGAACTTCCGGTCCTTATGGATCTTGGTCAGCAGCCACAGCGGCTTCCCCGTCTCAAGATCAACCCGGTTCAGCAGTAACTTCCCCGCATTGCCGACATGCCTTACGAGGTCGCCGTGCTGGGCTGGCTGACCGTCCTTCTGATCGGCAAAGATGACCTTGCTGGAGTCGATCGCGTCCTGATACGCCAACAGTGCCTTGATCATTCGGTCCTGCTTGTTCGTCCAGAACTCCTGCACGATCGGCTTCTTCGTCAGCAGCGACTCGCCCGCCTTCGTCGACCACTCCGACACCGTCGAATTCCAGAACGGCGGATCCGCATACATCAGCATCACCCGGTAGTTACGCCGGATGAAGTTCCACTTCGCCGTCACCGCAGCCTCGGACACTTCCCACTCGTCGTCCAAAAGCGGCTTCTCAGCCAGGAACTCGATCTGCTGCAGCCCCGTGCGCACATCGGTCATCACCATGGCCGTCGAGTCACGGAACCGGGCACCGTCGAACCCCACCGTCACGAACGCGCGCCGCGGAATCGAAAGGTGCGGCCGCGCGAGCGTCTTGAACTGCTTGATGTCGAACGCCGACGCGCCCTGCTGCGTCCACCGGTTCGTCCACACCCGCTCCAGATACGGCTTGTCCGCCGACGGCAGATCCCACTGCGACGCCAGATCCTCCAGATCGGTGCGCGCCGCGAGCTCCGGACCAGAAGCCTCACGGATCGCCTCGACCCGGTCCTCGAACACCTCCATGTCCCAGTCGTCCGACGCCTGCCGATGGAAGTAGAACATCCTGGGCCGCTTGATCTCACCGCGCTGCATCGCCTCGGCCTCGAAGTGATCCGTCTCGGCCACCGAGTTCTGCCCAGGAGCACCAGCAGTCGTCGTCGACATCGACCACGGATCCTGCGCAACACGCTTGCCGAGGTTCGCCTCCATCGTCGTCACCGCGGCGCGCTCCGACTCCAAATACAGACGGTGCGTGTTGTGTGTCAGTCGACATTCCCGACCGAAGACGAACAAGCAATCGTCGTTGTCAACCTTGATGCAGCGCACCGGAACTGAACCGGTAGGCACTATCGAGACGATGGTTGGCCACCTGTGATTGACATTGGCCTTGCACGCAACGTGCTTGCGCGCCAACCTGCATGGGATTCCGTCGGCGGCGTAGAACTGCACCTTCCACATGAGCCCAGTCCGACTCCGTGAGTCCGGTCGCTGGCTCAGCGACGAACTCCACCCCAGCGACAACGCGAGCTCATGAACATCCCTCGCCAGATGCTCCTTGCCTTGGACGAAGGTGACCGAACCGGTGCCTGGAATCACGTAGCCGTCCGAGTCAACCAGGCCCGCCATCAGGTGTAGCCGCTGCTCGCGAGAGGCGAACTTGTAGGAATCCGGAATATGCTTGCAGCCAAGCATTCCTGCGGAACGAAGCTTCGAGCGCAAGCCTTTCGGAAGCCACCGGACCACCGACTCCCGACCCTTGACGGGAGCCGCCACGGTATGCGGGATATCGCCACAGACTTCCTTGAAGTCATCGACGTGCGAGTGGATATATCCGGCGTTGGTAGCTCCGTCGCCGAGCCACATTCCCGCCAAGTAGGGATCTATCGGCAAGTCGGCCGGAACACCATCGAAACCGTTCGAACGTGGGAGACGCCACCTCTTGCCATAACCGGTATCCAGACCGCGCTGCAGCATCTGCACAGTAGTGATGACCTGTTCGCCGCGAGGCTTATTCGCCCAATCAAGTGCCTTCCAGCGGTGATTGGCATCAGTCACCACGGACGCTCCGTCAGAGAAGGAAACCCGATAGCACTCGCGCCCGACCTGGACCGGTGATGTGCCGAGGACCCGCACTGGCTTACCCCATCGGTCGTAGACGAAGTCCCCCGCCATGAGTGCCCCGATGGTCGACCATCCATCTGTCGTCGGTACCTCTGTGTCGATCGCCAAAGGCTCGTCGAAAGCGTTGAACGTCGTGCGGCCACCGTCGTTGGAGTCAGGCGAGTTGGCCAGGGGCACCGCCTTGCCGTCCGCGCGGCCGCGCTCATCGAGGCGGATCACCCGGTCCAACGACACGTCGAACAGGTCGGCGTCTGGACCTTCCTCGCAGATGAACTTCAGCGCGCCGTAGGCGAGTTCCTCGACCTGCAGCTTGGCGTTGGCCAGCATCGGAATGTACGGATCCACCACGGGGCGACCGAGCGCCAACCCACACGGCCTGTCGTCATCGAACCCGTTGAACCGCACCGGAGAGAACGGGTGCAGCTCCGCATACGCGATGAGCGCCATCAGCTCCGTCTTCGCGAAGCCCTTCCGCACCGACACCGCGATCCGCTTCCAACGGCGCCGACCAGCCTTCGGATGATCAGCGGGCCACACCTCATACGCGCGGTAGATGATGAACCGGCGATCGTCGTCCAGCTTCAGCGGCTGGCCCTTCAGGTCGCCGGGGCCGAAGCACGCGCCGCGCCAATCCTGTTGCCACGCCTCGGTCTTCCCCTCAAGGAAGTCGCAGACCTGATCACCCAGCGTCGGGTAGTCGATGTCCTCGATCGGCGGGACGATCAGATCCACGACGACCCGCCGGGGCTACGACACGACGCGGAAGCGATGTCGCGGATCGGCCGGCGCGGGAGCCTTCTTCGCCGCGCGCTTGCGCGGCGAAGCCTTCTTCGCCGCCGCCTCCGGCTTGTCCTCGTCGTCGGGCAGCTCCCACTGCAGGGTGCGCCGCGCCATCGGCGTCAGACCGAACTGCGCCTCGATCATCCGAATCTCAGCCGCCAACGCCTTCATGTCCTTGACCTCAAGGCCGCCTTCGCCTGGAGACCACAGCTTCTGCATCAGCAGCGCGCCCCGGTACAGCGCGTCGGTGTCCGCGTCGGCCCACTCGCCGCGCATCGGCGACGACCAGATCCGCTTCCACCACGCCGTCACCCGCGCGCACCACTTCGTACCGGTCGGCAGCGGCGGCACCTTCGCCGAGGCCGGTGCCTTCAGCTTCGCCTTCGTCGTCGTCGTATTCCGGCGAGCGCGAGTACTCGGATGCTTCGCAGGGGGTCCAGGCATGGCGGGCTCCTATGTCAGGAAGTGGGCGCCCATGGCGGGCAAGTCAATCCGGCATTCCGCGTCACTCATCGCGGTCTCTCACTGGACGCCAGCACCGGCCTGGCAAGTCAATTGGTGACACGCACGGTAGCCATCGCCAGGAGACCAGCCGTGATGTACGCAGGCTGCGAACCGCCGCGTGGGCAGATCGTCACGCACCCCGTGCGATCACCGTCTTCATCGAAGGACTGCGATCCGATCACCAACACCGCGTCCGTGGCTACGTCATCGGAGACAACGTCACCGTGCTCTTCGCGCGCTTCCTCGGTGTAGATCCGGTTCAGCTCGTCGATGACCTCATCGAGCTTTGCGTAGGCCGCTTTCCGACGCGCGTCAAAGTCATCAGCAGATGGCAAGCTGCTCACCGCCTCCCCGCTCACCCTTCACCGAGTTACACAGGAAGCACGCCGTCGCGGTGTTCGCGCGCGTGTGCTCGCCGCCCTCGGCCAACGGAACCAAGTGATCCATCGTCGGTGCCAACGGGTGCGGCACAACAACATTCCGACGACAACGCTTCTTGCAAATATGGCACCGATACCGATCACGCACGAAGATCTCCTGCGACGAGAACTTCTCCACCGTCGCCGTCCTCTTGCGAGCTCGCCGACGCTGGTCACAGCCGTTGCGCATCTCCCGGTACTCGCGTGTCGACTTCCGACGCTCATATGACGCCTTTGTCGAGCAGGCATTCGAGCAGTAACGCCGACCCTTATATCGGTGAATGAAGTTTGATCCGCACTGCGCACACGTTGCAGCGACGGCCCGGGCGGCACGCGCGGGCATAACGGGCGCGCGCTGCTTCGCGGTTCTTGGCCCGGTTGCCTTCAAGGTCTGATCGGTATGCCGCCGCGCTGCGACAGCTCGCCGAACACCATTTGCGGGTTTGGCGGGACGCGGGCAACGGCTCACTGCAGTACTGACACACCAGATCCGTGGAAACGGGGTAAGGCAAAAGTCGACCCCTTTCCGAGAATTCCCCAACCCGTACGGGGCGAAAATTACAGTGCGATGCGGCACGGTGACCAGCCCCCGGGAGGGGGTGGTGGCACCCCCTCGTTCATCGCCGCCGTCCACGTGGTGCCCGTTGGCGGTCGGTCGTGCGGCCTTTGAGTGCGTTGCATGGTTGGCAGGCGGCGCGGAGGTTGCCGGGGTCCATGGCCAGGTCTGGTCGGCGTGCTGCGGGGATGATCTTGTCGACTGTGGTGGCTCGTCCGAGGCATACGCCTTGGGTGGCTATCTGGCATTCGTAGCCGTCGCGCTTGAGGATGAATGGGACTACTTGCTGTCGCCATATGCGCTTGCCGCTGATCTTGCTGGAGTTGGTGCGTGCGCTTTGCCATGGTGCTGTGTGGTCGGGGCAGTAGCGTTCGGTGGTGATGAGGTTGGGGCACTCGTAGTTGTCGCCGGGGCAGCGGCGTGGTGCCCGTGGCACTACTGCCAGTCGTCTCGACTGGTCGTCACCGTGCGGAATCGCTGGCGCACTCGGGTAGCCATTTCAGGTTGGCCCAACCGCTCGTAGTCCCGAGCGATTCGTTTGGCTAGGGCGCGCGCATCCTCGGCGTCGGCGAAGACGGTGGGATTGTCGGCTCCGACGGTGGCGGAGGCTGGCGTGGGCTGGCTGACGTAGCCGACGCCAGCGACCTCGACGCAGTATTCGACGGTGGTGGTCGATTCGATCGCGTCGGGCATGGTCGGTCCCCCTTCGCGGATTGGCCGATGATGCAGTGGGCAACGCGCTACTACTGGTCCGTCGCTCGGGTGGAGTTCAAATTGCCAGCCTCGCTGGAGGAGTCGTATTGCTGCTGATATGTGGTCTGCTTCTGACATGAGCGTCGACACGGTGCAGCCTTCGTGGTCGCAGACGAACTCGTAGCATACGTAGCCGTGCTGGTGCATGCCCATTAGTGTTCCTTTCCTGGCGGAACACCAAGGGCGGCAACATGATACGTGTTGCATAGTCCTTCGGGGTCGGCGACGTGGTCGCGTAGTTCGCGTACGCAACGAGCGAAATCCCCTGGCGTCCCCCATTTGATCTTGATGTCGCCTTCGCCGTGGACCCAGTACTCCTTGAGGCGTTCTGCTCCGGTGGTGTGTCCCTTAGCGGAGGCGGGCTGCATCGGCCATTGGTCACCTCACATTCGGATGATGGGTGTGTGCCAGTCGTCGCGTGTCCCGAACCGGTGCGCTATGCGTGGCGCGTTGCGTGGTGTGCCGTCGCCGTGGTCGGCGACTGGTGGGCCGTCGGCGTGGTCGACGAGGCTGGGCACGGTGTAGGCGACGGGTAGTCCGTCGACCTGGCGGGCGTCGATGGGTGCGCCGAGGTGGCGTGTCCATCGGATCATGGACGGTACGACGGACCAGTGCGCGGCGACGGCGACGGCGTGGAGCAGGTTGGTGGTGACGATCCACGCGGCGTCGGTGTCTGCGGCGTCGGCCATGGCTTGTTCGATTCGGCCTTGCCAGTGGCGGGGCCGGTCGGTGCCGAGGTATAGAGACACGATGCTGGCGGGGGCGGCGTCGAGAGCGGTGTCGAGTTCTAGGCGGAAGTCGTCGCACGGGATTGCGTCGTCTTCGAGGACGACGGACCATCCGCCGCGGTTGTTCAGATGTAGCCATTCCCATGCGCGGCGGTGATTTCCGGCCGCGCCAAGTGTTCCGTCGTCGACAAACACGGTGTCAGCTCCGACGGCTCGGTACAGGTCGAGCACCATGTCCTTGCGGGAGGTGTGGGCGACGATCGCGATCTTGGTCATGATCCTCCGGCCGTCAGTTCGCGGATCCGCTCGGGTGTGGCCGCGGCGCGGAACAGCTCCAGTCGCGCTTTGTTGCGGGCCGTGGCGGCGCGGTCGGCGCCGGTGAGGTGCCTGCCAGTCCACCCTGGCAAGTGGTACAGATGGTGGGCTGGCCCGGTAACGAACCGTGTCCGCTGGCCGGTCGCGACGGCGAAGCCGATCTCCATGGCGTCGTCGTCGTACCAGTTGCCCTCGAAGGACTCGTCCCACTGCCCCACTGCCTCCAAGGTGGCGCGGGACACGACGTTGACGGCGCCGATGGCGGCGGCTTTCGTCCACTGCGGCCGGAACGCTTCGGGGGCACCGGTTCCGGCGCGGACGTGGACGGAGTCGCCAGGGCCGAGGTAGCGGTACTCGGTGAAGGGAATCACCAGCCCCGGCGCGGCGTGCGCGAGATCGACGGCGCGGTCGACCTGGTCGAAGTCGATGAGCATGTCGGACTCGGCGAAGACGTAGACCTGGGCGTCGGGGTCGGCGCGTATCCCGCGGTTGTAGGCGGCTGATCGGTTGAACTGCTCATCGCCGCTGCGGCCATCGTCGGCGGTGGTGAGCGCGGAGTACGGGTAGTTCCACCAGTGTTGGAACACGTGCCTGTAGTTGGCGTCGCGGAGCGGGTCTCGGCCACGGTCGCGGAACGGGATGACGACGGCGACGCTCATCGGTTCGCCTCCGCTTCGACGGCGAGCAGGTAGTGCTCGCCGATCCACGCGTACCGCGCGCGGTACTCGTCGAGCTGCTCAGTGGTGAGCAGCTTGGCTTGGGGCCCGAAGGATAGGTGGCAGGCGAGGAAGCCGTTGAGGATGGTGCGGGGCAGGGTGTTGACTGCGCCTTCGTCGCCCATGGGTGAGCCGATCTTGAATCGGCGGCCGGCGATCATCCGGCGTGGTGTGCCGATGCCGACGAGGTCGGCGATGCGCTTTCCCATCGCCCAGTCGTAGCCAATCACGTTGATGGACAACCACTCTGAAGTGGGCAGCGGCTCTAGCGGTTGACGGAGCATGTCGGGCCAGTGGTCGAAGAAGTAGCGGTGGCTCACGTCGGCGTACTCGGGGCTCAGGTGCACGTCCAACAGTGGCACGGTGAGTGCGTTGAGGCCGACCTGCAGGCCGGGTTGGGTGAAGGTGCAGGCCCCGTTGTTGACGACCTTTGCCGACCAGACGGTGTCGCGGAACGCGTTGACGTAGCAGACGAAGTCGGCGAAACGGTCCGCCTCGAGGAACACCACGTCGTCGTCGAGCTTCACGAACAAGCAGTCTTGGTACTCGTCGGCAGCGTAATGGCGGTACACGTCGTTGAACCGTTCCCACGGGTTGTCCCCGGCGAAGTCGGTGATGACCGTGATGCGTTCGCCTGTGATGGTGCGGAGGTAGGCACTATCCGCGGGGTCACGTGCGAGATCCCAGAGGTGGTACTCGGCTTCCGGATTGAGCTCCAGAATGCGACGAATGCATGGCAGCTGGAGCGCGATGTTTTCGCGGCGGCCGCCGAAGCAGAAGATGATCACACGCTGGCGAGTGTCCGGTTCGGGGCACAGCGGTGCTTGAGGTATGACGGTACTAGATAGCACGGGGCTTGTCATGGAAGGTGTCGCTTCCTGCGTCGGGTGGTGAGTTTGCGCTGGTAGTCGATGACGGATGAGGTGAGATATTCGGGTGCTCCGTCGGGTCCGGTGCGTTGCTCGATGTGTCCGAGTCGGGCCCAGTTGTAGATGTCCTTGCGGGGCCGGTTGAGTGCGGCTGATAGGTCCGGTGCGCTCATCCACTCGGCGGCGTCGGACAGTGGGTCAGGGAGCATTGGGAAGTGCCACATGATGCCGTAGTTGGCCCATTTTTGGTCGAGGCGGTGGAGGTCTCCGGCGGGGTCGGTGCAGCGGCCTTGTGCGATGTCTTGGATGAGTTGGCGGTAGGAGTGCGCGATGCGCTGGGCGCGGCCTTCTCTGGTGTCTTCGGGCCATGGCCACGGGAGGAATGTGGCGCGTGGGCGGGTAGGTCGCGTGGGTTCGGTGCGTGGAGTGGGGTGTGGGTTGTGGTTGGGCAGGCGACCGTTCTTGTGTAGGTGCAGTTTTCGGCCGCAGTACGGGCACCGGGTGTACTTGCCGTCGTACTCAGTGGGGAAGGCCATCGATCCCGGGCAGTTCATCGGCGGCTCCGCGCAGGAGTGGGGCGACGTCGGGCGGCTGGCTGGGTATGGGGTCTCCGGCACAGGTCAGCCAGCGAGGTCGCGGAGGGCGGTGGTGGTGTGTCGGCGGGGAACATGGACTGCCAGTCGGGTGGCGGTGGCGCGGGGGCGCACAGTTCTGGTGGTGGTCGGTGGAAGTCTGGCCACAGCGATGCGACTGTGCGCTCTAGAGGCGACATCGTCCAAGATGCGCGTGGGTAGGTTCGGGGGAACTGTGGGATGCGGTTGATGCTGAACATTTCGTGGTACCAGTTCTGCGGCCCAAACGTGATCTTGATTGGCTCGCGGCGTAGCGCCAGCGGGGGCTGGATCTCGGCGGGCTGATATCCGCTGATGTTCAGATCGTCCACGGCGTAGTGGTACGAAACGTCTTGGCCACGATAGAAGTGGACGAACTCGCCCTGGTCGTCGTCGTACATCGAGTAGCCGGTGTGGAAGAACATCACCGGGCCACCACGCTGTCTGCTGCCGTCGATCCCCGCGATGACGCGCAGCTGGCGTGCGCGTTGCGGGTCACCGAGGTTGATTAAGCCGCTGACGATGTTGCCTGATGTGATGGCGGATTCGGTGAAGGCTTGTAGTTGCTCACGGAAGCGGCGCAGCGACTCCCGCATGGCTTCGGTGTTGAGGACGATGGACATCTGTATGTCGCCCAGAGGGCTCCCTATCGGATAACGGCGGTCCTTCGACAGTTCAGCTTCGCTGGTTGTGGGGCGTCGTGGGCCGACGAAGTCTGAGCCAGGGCAGACGATTTCGGAGTCGTCTTCTTCGGCGACGTATGCCGGGTCGAAGCGGCCCATTGAGTACATGAACGCGACGCGTCTGGTTAGGGGTAGGCCGTGCCAGTGTCGGTCGCAGTGTGGACAGCGGGGGAAGTTGGGGTCTCCGTGGTCGAAGCCGCCTTCGGGCTCGCCTGCTTCGAGTTGGGCGTCGATGCGTTCGATGATGTCGATGTCGTCCATCAGTCTGGCCACACTCCTAGCAGGATGGTGTCACCGTTTTCGTCACCGATGACTGTGTCGCTCCAGGTGATTGGGTGGAGGCGGTAGCGCCACGTGCCGCCAGGTTTGATGCAGGCTGGCTGGGCTGGGTCGAAAGGTTCGCCGATGTGGTCGACGCGGATGGTGATGATGTCGTCGCGGCGGGAGATCCAGCAGGGCCAGTGGCGGCTTAGGTCCATCTTTTCTTCGATGCCGATGGATCGGGCGTGGTCGGTGCCGAACAGCATGACGTGCGGTGCGGGGTCGACGGTGTGGATGCATACGTCGCTTGGTTCGAGGTTGCGGTCTGGCAAGTACCACTTGGCGTTTCGGGTGTAGTGCCAGAATGTGCTCGGTTCGCCTACGTCGCCGAATTCGCATACGAGTTGGTCGCCTTGCCGCCAGGAGCAGATGCGGCGGTTGCGTGGGATGCCGGTGGTGGTCATGGTCCCTCGACGGGTTCGAGGCGCACCTGTGGCGGGACGCGCTCGTCCATGGGGCCGCTGAACACGTGGCAGACTTCGTCGACGCGGAAGTACTCCGGTGGGGCGGCGTGGCGTCTCCAAACCATCAGTTCGCCAGTGCGCGGCACGGTGTACAGGTTCACCAGCATGCTGCCGTTGGGGATGATGTCGTCAGGTCCGCAGAGTAGTACCCTCATGCAATGCAGTCCTCGGTCGGTGGGTGAATGATGTTGCACCGCTTGCACACTGGTGATTGTCGGTCGGTGGCGTCGGGCAGGTAGGTCGGGTCTTCGACCAGGGTCGACGTGGACGACTTCGTGTACTTCGGCACGTCTTCGCGAATAGCCTTGCGGGGCTTGCGTTTCGGTGGTTTGTAGGTGGTTTCGTTGCGGAACGTCCACTGGTCGTCGCCAAGTTGCCGGTCGAGCGCGGAGGCTTTGTCGGTGGCGATGCGACGCTCGTCTGGGGTGAGGTGCCCGTCGAGGATGATGTCGATGCCCTCGATGATGTAGCTGCCCGCGCCCGCCTGGTCTACCTCTGGTGAGGTGCGGATCTTCTCGGCACCGTCGCGCAGCGCGTCGAGTCGGCGGTACGCGTCGGCGAGCAGCCAGCGCAGCGTGTCGACGGTGTTCTTCTCGTCTATGGCCATCCCGGCGAGCAGCTTGTATTCGCGTTCTGTCCAGGAGGCGTCGCAGTCGGTGCAGTCGACGATGGCGGTGCCGTCGTCGCGTCCGATGCGGCCGCCGCAGAGTGGGCAGGGCATGGCGTAGCGGTGGCGTAGGCGGGTCTTGCCGAGGTCGGCGCGGATGCGGTTGTGGAGGTCTGCGATGTCGGCGAGGGTTTGTAGGCCGGTGATGGCGCGGGTTTCGGTGGCTTGGGCTTTGCCGTCGGGTGACCAGCCGCAGCAGTCGTTGCATTGGGAGGCGGCGTGCCAGGCCTGCTTGAGGCTGTTCTGGTAGGTGTCGCGGTGGCTTCGGTCCTTCGCTTCGGCGAGTTGGGTCTCCCAGTGGTGGATGAGTTCGTAGTGGGCGTCGCAGCGAGACGGTTGCAGCCACACGGTGACTTCGCGGGCGGGCGCCAGAGCCAGTTTGTCGAGGTGCGGTTCGACCATGGCGACTGCGGCTTGGATGGTTTCCAGGTCGGTTGGGGCGGTGGTGTTCTCGGCGTTATAGGCCGGTGTGCCCGCGAGGGGGACGGTTTCCTTGCCGTCGACGATGAGGCGTGGGCTCGGCCGGCGTCCTGATGGTGGACGGG